AGCAACCTCATAAGCTCTAGGATGATCGCTTGCTCTCGCAACGTCAAGTATTCCATCTACTGCCTCCTGTCCTTTCATCACTAACATATGTAATGCAGCACGAGAAGTTTCATAATCTTGCTTTACATCACCTTCTTCAGATTTTTTTAATTGTGGTTTTACCTTTTCAACATGTTTTTCAAGTTCGGAAGGTTCTGCTCCAAAGGCAGTATTGAGACCATCAAAAGGATTTGTCATGTTATTGTCTCGTCAGCTCCACTTGTAGGATTACGTTTCTTCATATCGGTAAAGTCTTCGTCAACAATACCGAATCCAAAATCATCATCAGCATCTGCTGTAATAGGATCTGGTTGAATAGTATAACGAACTTCTCTTGGTGCAGAAGTTGTATTTGTATCGGTATAGTAATCTGTAATAACTTTTTTGATAGTCTTGGAATCTGTAACAGGACCGTATAGATAAGTTTTTACAGTAAATTGTAAAGTGTAGATGATTGCTCTACGAGTCTGAAAGTTATTTTCATAATCATCTTCATATTCAACACTGTTTAAAATAACAGGAACATCTTTTGTTTCACTCACCTCAGGAACTAACTTAACTGCTAGATTGAAATGTGGTTGAAAGAAAGGAAGAATCTGTTCAAGGATCTGGAGACCATCTTCCTGATTCTTAGAAATGATTGCCAATTCAAATGAAAGATTATAAGGAACAGGCATATATGCTGTCCTATTCTCATCATTATCTTTAGGAAATTTAATTTTTTGAGTTGGAGATACTTTTCTCTGTGCATCATATGCAATACCATTAATCTCAAAGGAGATTCTTGGTAAAGTAATCTGCACCCTTTTGTTAGTAGGATCGGGTACTTGATCCAATCTTGCTAAGAATTTTTGCTTTGGACCATATGCTAAAGGAACTTTCTGTACCTCTGTTGAACGACGAAGTTCAATATTGTTGAACAACGTACCAAACGCTACAACGGTTCTTCTAAAAATTTCGTGATATGAATATGTACCTAACATCAGATTGTAGTATCAGTAGTGGAACCAACAGAACCGAAGGGGTTACCTTCTGTAAAATCGATAATATCGTCATCAGCAGTCTCAAAACCAAAGTTTGTATCAACGCTGTCAGCGGTATTAACGTTATTTAGTGTGTTATAGGATGCGGATGTCCAGGCAGCACCAGAAGTCTGTCCTGTCACTGTTTCTGGAATAGTAAAGATACCAGACCTGTTGTACACTTGTAGTTGTCTATCAGTAGAATTCCATGCTTTAACTTCAGCAGTTACATTGGATGTACCACCAGCAACAACCTCACCAACTGTAAAGTCTCCAGTACCACCTGCAGCAAAGTTGACTGTAATAGCATTAGCAAATGCTGCTTCAATACCATCAATCTCTGCAACTCCAGTATCGAGTGCCTCGTCTGCATACTGGAAGAGTTCACACTGACATTCCCAAACAAAACCTTTTCCTAACTGGTAGAATGGTCTTTCTGCCTCAACAAACTGAATCTCAAATAAATGCTTAGTAGCAGGGAACCAAATTAAATCTCCTTCATTAGGACGACCTTCAACATTTAATACTGCATTATCATCTACAGCAGATGTAAACTTTTCTCTAGAGAAAACAAAAGTAGTTTTGTCTTCAATACGAACACCAAACTTACTTAACAATTCTCCTTGTCCTTCCCATCCCTCTACGTTATTAACATATGCTCTAACTTGTAATGCTTGTGTAAATCTACTATTCTCAACTTCACCTAGAATAGTATCTCTGTTGACATAGGTTCTAGGCATGTAGTAGATATCTTGACCATAAATCTCAATACTCTCTACAATTAAATTTTCTATAAAAGTTTGTTCTTGAGCAGAACCATTTGCTTTTAGAAGATTTGTATGATCTCTAAAAACAAAATCTGACGCTGGAGTATTAGTAAATGCCATATTATCCTATTAGGTCAAGAGGTGGAATTTCGTATGTTTCACGAACTGTTGTTTCAAGGTCTTTCTTGAATTGACTTGCGTCCTCAAGAATCTGACGACCATTAAGTGTAACTCCACCTAACATTTGAATACCATCATACTTACTTAAGTTACGACCCCACTGTTGTTGGAAGAGTGCTTCCACATAATCTTTTAACCAATTGTCATTATACATTGCTGTATAAGTTTCAGGATCTTGACGCATTAATACTTCAACTAAAATAAAATCACCCGCTTGCAATTCATCCCAATCAAAATCTACATATAGTCTCGCTTGATGTTCATTGAATCTAATCCTACGAGCACCATTATTATTGGTAACCCAATCCAAAGTCTCAAGATATTGAGAAGTCATATAATAATGAAGAATTTGACCATGAGTCATTGAGTAAATATCATTCAAGAAAATTTGATATTTAATATTGAAAATATTTCCAGGAATAATACTAGAAGCACCAATTTGAGTAAACACCCTATTAACACTCATTACACCAGGAGGAAGAGAAAGAAATTCCTGACCTTCATACCAAGCAGTAGAACCAAGTTGACTAGTTGCTTTCGCAGCAGTAATAATGGCATCAGTTACTTCGATCTTAATCCAAGATTTGTAACTACCGTTATAGTGATACTCTTGATAGAAATCAATCGCCTCTTCAATAAGATCATCAAGTTGTGTTGTGGCAACGTTGATGTCAATCGTTGGATATCCTAAACGACGAAGAGCATAGTCTCTTAGTTCTGTTTTAGTTGCGGGTTTAGTTGCTGACATTGGTTATCAGGAGAATGAAGATATAGTGAGTGTAGTAACATCATTTGCACTGACGACTTCTCCTTTCTTAAAGAATCCGTCAACGTTATCAACAGTAATCTGGTTGGTTCCCAGAGCAGTAACAACACCTGTGGTACCAGAAGTAGCACCTGTTACAGTTGCTCCAACTTCCATCGTTGTGATGTCAGTAAGAGTTAATGTTGCGTTTGTTGCAACAGTAGCAATATTAACTGTTGCACCATTACCATGAATTGCTGTAGCATCAAAGGTGAGAGCAGCACCGCCACCGCCACCAAGTTGTGCGTCAGCAACTGTGATTGTTTCATCAACAACAAATCCTGTACCGTCATCAGTAACGGTGATTGTTGCAGCACCACTACCATCAACTACAATACTAAATGTTGCAGAATTACCAGATCCACCTGTACCATAATCAGAAGCACCGATTGTATATGTACCAGCAGTCCTTGATGCATCAGCAGCACCAACGTTACCGACAGTCTTAATACCAGATGCGTTAGCATTGGCAATAGTTATGGTTTCACTTGCAGCATAACCAGTTCCACCGTTATTAACTGTTACGTTAGTAATAGCACCTCCAGATGCTGTAATGTCAGCAGTCATAGAAGAACCAGATCCTCCAGTAACTGCGACTCCAGTTGCAGATGTGTAACCTGTTCCACCAGATAATGTTGCTAAGTTCAATGTAAGAACCTTACCTGCATTAGGGTTAGTAACTGTGACAGTATCTGAGATTAGATATCCAGAACCACCTGCGTTTACTACAGCAGCAGTAATAGCACCATCAACAACAGTAGTATTAACTGTCAAGGAAGAACCTGTGCCACCAGTGGTTGCTACACCAGTTCCAGCAGTAAATCCACCGCCACCACCAACACTAACTCCTGTTGTAACAACTGCACCTGGTGTTGGATCTCCACTAAGTGCTAGTGTAAGTGTAGTTGAAGTTGCAAGGTTATTAAGCATTGCACTCAATTGCTCAAACGCATTATCGAGTTTTGCTTGTACTCTTGCCTCTGTATAATATTGATTAGTTCCCTCAGAAAGGTTAGTTGTAGACTTACTGGATAGATCAAGATTTGCACCAGTTGCAGCAGCAACCTTTGCATCTGCCCTAGCATCAGCACGAGCGTCTGTATAGTATAGATTTGTTGATCCTTCAGTTATATTATCAGTATCAAACTCAGTAAAGTCTAATGCTAGATCAGCAGTAGCAAGTTTAATACCAACTCCATATGTGAAGTGAGTTCTAGTTCTTGCAGCAGTAGTGAATAGATTTGTTGATCCCTCTGTTACATTGTCAGTGTTTATATCCGCTTGAGTAACAGATAGAGTACCAGAACTATGAGTAATACCTGTACCATAGGTGAAGTGAGTACGTGTCCTAGCAGCAGTAGTAAAGAGGTTAGTAGAACCTTCAGTAACGTTATCAGTATTGATATCAGACTGAGTAACAGAAAGAGTGCCACTAGAGTGAGTAATGCCAGTTCCATAAGTAAAGTGTGTTCTAGTTCTTGCAGCAGTTGTAAAGAGATTTGTTGAACCTTCTGTTACATTATCAGTATTTACATCTGCCTGTGTAACTGTAAGTGTGTAAGTTCCTGCAGCATCATCATAAACCTTAGTGATACCTGTACCAGCAACAATAAGAGCATTAACTCTATCATCAACACGTTCATTAGTGAAGTAAAGGTTAGTACCTTCAGCAAGGTCAGCAGTGTCATGGTTAGCAATACTAGATACTGTACCAGTTACGTTACCTACAAGAGCAGCAGTAATTATATTAGCAGCAAAGTCACCAGATCCATCACGTAAGACTAAGTTGTTTGCAGCGTTTGTACTTGCAGAAGCAACGTTAATTGTTGTGTTACCTGATACACCATCAGCATTAGTAAGTGTGATACCAGAGGATGCTGTAACAGCAAGTGTTCTTTGTGCGTATGTATTTGCGGCAGTCCTTACAACGTATCCTGTGCCACTCATCGCTGCCAAAGCAGTTATGTCTGCATCATCGTAAGTAGTTGTAAGGGTGACAGCAGCACTACCATCTATAGATACACTACCATTTACAACACCATCTACAGTTAAAGTTCTAGCAGTCTTCCATGCGTCAGCAGTGGTTGCGTTTCCTAAGAATCCAGCACCAGCACCAGCAGCACTAGCAGCAGTGATTTGATTAGCAGCAAAGTCTCCAGATCCATCACGATTAACAACTGTAGATGCTGTATTAGCACTTGCAGTTGTCATACCATCCAACAAGTCAACGTTTAGATTATTAACTTTAGTAGTTGAAGCGATAGAGAATGGAGCACCACTTGATTTATTAGAAACAATTTGACCATCAACAGTTAAAGCACCATCGATGTTGGCATCATTATCTACATCAAGTGCAGTACCAGCAGCAGTAAGATTTAAACTACCAGCACGAAGAGCACCATCTGTACCAGCAAGAACCTCTGAAGTATTAGTTGCACTTGTTAGGAATGCGAATTGTGAGGAGGATCTATCATATCCGAAGAACCCAATTTTAGCAGAGCCGTCGTAATAACGGAACTCAACACCCCTATCCTTACCATCGTTAGAGCCTGGTGCTGTGTCACCACCCAAAGTAATAACAGGGTCATCGTAAGTTGTGATCGTGCTATTGACTGTAGTTGTTGTTCCATTGACTGTAAGATTCCCTGTAATTGTGAGGTTAGATTCAGCAGTTACATCACCACCAACATCTAACGTTCCACGAATATCAGTATTACCATTGTCGGTATCAACTGTAAATTTATCAGCAGCAGATCCATTTTGAATAGCAAATTCTTTATTATCAGCAGTGATAGTAACATTATCATGAGTTACTAAAGCACCAGATATATCAGCACTATTATTAAGATCTAAAGCACCAGTTAATTCAGTCCCACCATAAACTCTTAATCCTTCACCAATAGCAACGTTCTTACCAATAGCAGCACCACCAGTTAATTGGAATGCACCATCAGCAGCATAAGAACCAGTTAGAGTTTGCTGAGTGTTTCTTGTAAATGTAACAACATTGGAAACACCTAATGTGTCATTAATCTGTGTGGCATCACCAACGGTCAATGTACCAATGATGTTAGTATTACCGTTATCAGTATCGATACTAAACTTAGTTGTACCAGAACCATTGTTAATATTAACTACTTCATTATCACTTTGAACGATTAGAGAATCATTAATAGTTGTCTGACCTGCAACAACTAAAGTACCATCAGTTGCTGTATTACCAGATGAAGATGCAACTGTAAATTTATCAGTAGTTCCAGATCTAACTGCAAAGTCATTATCTACATCTACTGTTCCGTTAAATTCAGAGTTACCAGTTACTGTAAGTTGAGCACCAAGAGTTGTATTATTATCAACATTAAGAGTTGAATTTAACTCAGTATGACCATCAGCAGTTAGAGTTCCTTCAATATTAGTATTACCTGATGATGAAGCAACGAAGAACTTATCAGTAGTTCCTGATCTGACTGCAAAGTCATTATCAATATCAGTTACACCCTCAATATTAACAGTACCTTGAATTACTGTATTACCATTGTCTGTGTCAACTGTAAATTTATCAGTGCCAGATCCATTCTGAATCGCAAACTCTTCGTTAGCAGCATCAATAATAAGTGAATCATTAATAGTTGTTTGACCTGCAACAACTAAAGTACCTGAAGTATCAACGTTACCAGAAGGTCCATCAACACTAAACTTAACTGTATCTCCAGAGTTTTTCTTACCTACAAATAAACCTTGTCCTAC